GACTCTGCGGAGTTGCGCGAACATTAAGGGGCGGTGACTGCGGAGATGTTAAACAACGCCTCAAGAACTCCAGTGTTAATCCCGCGAACCGCTGCAATGTTGACCGTTCCGATTCGGTTATCTGTCGGGCTGAATCGGTTTTGGACGTCAATGAGTTGACCGGAAAAGTAGAAATCAAGACCTCCAACTGTATCAGTTGTGATTTGGCAGTCGAATGTTGAAAGCGATGATCCAAATGCAACTCCTTCAAGTAATCCTTCAAACTCACCTTCTGAAATACCGGTTGGAATAAACGAAAGGTTAGCGCCAAGCGATGTTAGCGACATGTCAATAGTTCCGAATCCATCGACAATGACGGGATTCATGCTCAGGTCGAAAGATACTTCAAAGCCTACTTCCGAATATGTTTCGGTTGATGGGAAGCTGCAATAATAAGGCCCGCAAATGATCTTTGCTGGATCGAATGCTACGCCAATCGCCGCGCCTGTTCCGAGTGTGTAATAGTCGGTAATCACCGTTGGATCTCCATCCTTTTTAAGCAGTCCCGTGAATTGCACACTACCAAACGCCGTAGCAGTCGCGCTCAAGCGAAGCGATGGCATTTGAGTGACGATGGCATTCAGGACGGTATAGGTTGCGCTTGCCGAAACAATGACAAGCGGCTTGTCAGTGGCTCCGCAGAGGCTCGCGCCCATGGCGGTGGATGCATACGGGAAGAGCGTGGTCAAAGCCTCGATCTCGCCAACTGGCTCAAATTCGACAACCACTTGGAAGTCAGTTTTAATCTTCCCGACTGGTCCGTAGGCGTCCGTATCCTTGTCGAAACTTGAGTTTGTTGCCGTGAATGTCACGCCGCCCTTTGAATAAAAGGTTGCGCCGTCGTAGGTGATTTTGCATGGTCCACGAACGATCGTGGTGCGGTCAAAGGTAGCCATTGTGTTATCTGGTTGGGGTCAAATTGCTTAATCCGATAGGGATTTGAAACGTGATTGTTTGAACTAGGGTTGATGGTAGCAACGATTGCTCCATCCCGTTGAAAATGAGAACTCCACCGGAAAGCGCGGATCCATCCTTTGCCTTTGGTTGGTGGTGGTGAATCAGCCTTGCACAAGCCTCTGCAATCTCAGTGCATGAAGGAGTTGATCCTTGGCGTGAGCGCCAGACGGAAGGGATTTCGGAAACCGTGATCTTGAAGTTTGAATCGCTGAGGTATGGCCCAGGCGTGTCCTGCGAATCGGTGTCAGCGTCGGAAAATGAAACCATGACAAACGCGCCCGTAGAGTTTGCAGCATTCGTGATTTGCGTCTCGATGTCCTTATGATCCTCAACCAATACCGGGATTCTTGGGACGGTGCGGAAATAGACATGCGCGCTCAACTCGGCGGCGATGCTTTCAACGATTTGGCGGATGATACTCATGGTTGCGTTGAGAAGTCCATGATGGGAGCGCCACCGTAGCGGAATGAGGATGAGCTTGGAGCGTAGGCTGTTGCACCCGTATCGTCGCTGTCAGCGTTGTTATTGGCGAGGTCATCAAGATAGTCCTCTGCGGCCTCGATGGAAAGTTTCCGATCGTCCCCATTGAACTCAGCGAGTGAGGGGAATGAGTCGGATAGGACGCGGCGGGCTAGCGAATACGCATGCCTTTGAGCGCCGGGAGGGACAAATGCCCCGGTGATTGATACGCCAGCTAGACCGCGTTTGCGGCGGCCTGCATTGACCCTGGAAACGATGTCTTGCGCAACTTGCTCCAATACCTCTGAAACCTTTGCCTCAGGGTTTGGTGACTCTGCAAGCAATGCCTCAAGCTCGGCAGATGTGAGCCGGGTTTGAAGTGCGTCAAATGTTAGTGATACCCAAGACATGGTGCGAAATTAAGGAAAATGCCGATGGATGAGGGAAAAACAACAAAACCCCACCCATCGGCATTAACTAGCAACTACTCAGAACAACAGACGGGAGATGAACGAGCCTGTCACCGTGCCAGCGGTCGCTGTCATGGTCTGCTCAATGCGGACATAACGGCGAGTGACGGGAGGCATACGGAAGCGGACGGTCTTGGCAGCTACGCCAGCGCCGCCAGCGGCCGTTTGAGTGGTAACGATGGTAGGATCGACAGCAGCGAACGTGACGCCATCCGCAGAATCCTTAAATGTATAGGTGACAACTTTTGCATCGGTGATGCCAGCAACTGCGGGTGCAACAATCTCGAAAACGAGCTTGTCAATGTCGCCGCTGATGGTTTGCTCTAAGTCAAAAGTTGCGGAGTTTGCGCCAGCTTGAGCGAGTGCCACCGTGCTGGTGTAATCGCGATCTTGCTGGTTGTGATTAAATTCAAAGGCCATGGTGATAGATTAAGTTAAGGCTTCAGTGTCAGTGATTGAGTTGGTCACGATGATCGGGATTCCGCAAGACTCAGTCGGGAAACCATTGACCAAGCCAGTCACGGCTTCGGCCTTCTGGTTTGGAGTGATCGAGCGGGAGATGGCAAGCTGGAACGCTGAACGCGGGCTGAGAATCAGGTGCGTAAAGTTAGCGCCAACAGGGGCTTTGCGGAGAAGATCAAGAACCTTTGCGTCCGTGAGCCCCTTGCCGCTGTCTTCGGTCAAATCCTTGAGGATTGCAACAGCGTGCTTATTAACGCACTGCAAACCAACGCGGCCCGTCATGTCAGCAATGAATGCGGAGAAGCGCTTGCCGTCAGCATCGGTCGCATCACCTTCGCGGATTGCGCTGAGGTTGAGCGAGGTGTTGTTGCCGTAAACGTATTGAACGCCTTGGTTGCCTGCGGAGATGAGGTAAGCGGATGATCCGGTTCCTGGTGCGCTGCCGCCTGCATCTTCGATGAGCGAACCCATTTCAGTGGCGAGCTTGCGAAGTCCGAAGAATCCCTTGGAAGCGGTCGCGTCACCGTAGAAGGTTTGCGAGCCGATGGTTAGGATTGCGGCTTGCGTGAAGGCTCGTGCCTCAAGTGCAATCAGAGCGTCGGGACCATCCTCGTATCCGTTAGCAACTGCCTTATCAACTTCGATCCGACCATCAAGGATGAACGTCTCAACATTGCGGGTTGTGAAGCGGGATTTACTAGGGTCTTGACCTGCGTTTGCAGCGCGGAAGCCGACAGTTGGAAGACCAGAACGAACGGCAACCGGATAGCTAGTGCCTCGGATGGTGCGAGCTGGAATGATCGTAACCTCGGGAGCTACGGTGCGGACCTCTTCGATGAGGCCGTTTACTTGATCGGCTCCATTGAGCTTGAGCAAGTCGAGTAGAGTGTGACTCATATTACTTAGTGTTTAGGTTTGCGAGTTGAGTTTTGAAACTAGCTTGAACTGTCTCAAAAGCGGAAAGGTTTGGGGTGTCTTCCTTGCGTCCTGCAAGAACGGTTTGGCCGCTCAATGCTGGGTTGGCAGGGATAGATGCGAGGATGAGAGCGGATGATTCATCAGCGAGGATGGACGAGCGCCAGAATGACTTAGTGGCTTCGTCTTGAGGCGCGATGCGGCCCGCTTTGACAGCTTCGTCAATGGCATGATCGGCGGCAGCGCTTGCCTTGTCAGACATGCCTTTCTTGAGCTTGGTATTCTCTTCTTCAAGCTCCGTCATCCGTGCCTTCATCTTGTCATAATCGGCAGCAGCTTCGACAGATGCGGCTTGGACGGTTTCGGCGGTAGATGCGGACTCGCGCAATGTGGCGAGACTGGTTTTTGCTGCGGCCATTGCGGTTTCAACGTCTTGCGACGCCTCCACAAGCCCTAGCTCAATGAGGTGTTCAATCATAATTTCTTCAGTGTTAGAATGAGAAGCTGCGATGCGTGGAATCTCCACAAATGCGGGATCATTGACGAGTGACCCGATCTCGCCACGGTCGGCAAGTCCGGTAGGGATGCCATCCTTGGAAAGCAGGAAGGTCGGTGAGAAATAGGAATAGTCACGGCCTTCGATGGCTCGGCGTCCGGCTTCGGTCCATTCAACGTCAAGCACTAGACCCACGCCTTCCTCGTAACGGAAAGCGGTAGGGATGAATGAAGCGGCTCCTGCAACGTGGTCAAATCCGGCGAATGGTCGCACGTTAGATTCAAAACGTTTGGAAAGCCCCGCCTGGAATGAAGCTGCAATGGTCGCATTAATCTCAACGTCAACGGTCTTTGGCTTGCCTCCAACGGTTGCGGAAATGCGGTGCTTACCTTCTGGCAGATACACAATCGAACCTTCAAGACCGGAAATCTCGGCTTGAAAAGCTGCGGTGATCAATGAGCGGTTTGCGAACATCTGAAATGACTCGAAAGGTTTCCTGAGGAATGGCAACATTTTTTTATTTTGGGTTTTGTCGGGTCATTTCGCGGTCATCATTTCGGCGGCGAGCGAGTCCAGAACGCCATTGGCAAAGGCGGTCAAGTATGAGTCTTCTGGGGGCAATGCACCCGGCCAAGGCTTGTGAGTAACTGATTTCACAAGCGCGAAAACCGGATTGATTCCTCCGTCATCGGTGGCTTCGGCAAGGACTCCTTTGACGCGAAACAGAGGGCTGATCGTTTGGCTGTATCGCTTGGCAGTCATCCCGTGCGCCCTCGGCGTGATCGGAATCGTTAGGAATTTCTTCCGCTTTGCTCGGATGGTTCCGCCCGTGATCTTGTGTGCAAGTCCAATGGTTGAGTTGGAAAATCTCACTCCGTTTGCGGTAGCTCGCCCCATAAACCATCCGGTTTGCGTCGATCTCCACCACTGAGTTGGAACGCGCCCCGGTCCGTGAGTCGGTAAGGTCGGGTTGATCCACCTGTCTCGTCCGTAGGTGGCGTAATACCCTCTAATGCTATCAAGCGCGGCTAGCGCTCCAACCTCTACCGCACTCTTGCGTGATGATCGGGACGCTAGGCTCAACGATGCTAGTTTGGCCTCATTTAGCCCAGTAGCCTTGATGCTAACTGACACGAATGACTTACCTGATTGCATTTTCTAGCCCCTTGATGATTGCCATCCCAAACTCATCCTCAAGCTGTTGAGTGAGAAATTCTTGATCCAGTTGCCCGAAAAGCTGGGGGATGAGTTTAATCACCTCCTCAACTTCGCGGTTGAATGCGCCGATGGTCATCCTCTCGGATTTCTCCATGAGGTCACCAAGGATGATGTCGATCGGCTCAAGCCATCGCGCAGAAATCTCCGATAGTTGATCGTTAGTCATTGCCTTCGATTTGCTTGAGTTTCGACTCTGCCCATGACTTACCCGCATCGCCGCCCCATCCGTGCCATGCTTGCCATCCTTTGCCTTGCTCGTCCCATGTCTCGCCCATTTTGTCCACCTCGTGGCGAGCGAAGAACGAAACCATGCGCTTTACGGTATCGGTTGAAAGTTGCGTGCGGTTTGAAATGTCACGAGCGCGAGCGATACCTACGGCTGTCATTCCTTGTTGGCTTCTCGGCTTGGTCCTGCGAACCTCCAATGCTTTCTTGGCGTTGTTCGCCATGGCCTCGGTTGGCCTTAGGTCGATGTCTTCCGCGCGAGCGGCTTGCAGGTCAAACGTCGGATCAATATCATCGATCGGTTCAACCGCTCCGAAAATAGCCTCGCCCTCGATCGGCTTAGGGATTCCAAGTTGTTCGTATGCCCATTCCTCTGGGATTTTGATGCCGATTTCCTTGTAGATTTTGAATCTCTCGGCAATCGCCTTTTCGTCCTTAGCAACCGGGATATCAAGGATGCAATAAGGCATATCTTCCGGCTCAACCGCGCCAAAATTCATGCGCACGATTGCCGGGATGAGTTGCGTGTTGATGATGTCGGCAACCCATGACGATACGGTTTGCAGCACTTCCGATCGGATTCCGGCATGAACCTCGCCAAGCGCTCGCGAACCTGTCCCGGTGTTGTCCGTCGTTAGCGTTTGCCCTAGAAGCAGGATGTCGCAAGCGCGGTCGGCAACATCGATGAGGTGCGACTGTGGGAGTGAGTCGCCTGCGCCGCTGATGGCTGAGTGTATCTCGAACTCGGTCCCCGGTCCCGTTGCGGCCCATCCAGACGTTCCGATAGATTCTAGCATGTCAGCGGCTCTCGTCATCGCTTCCTCGCTGCCGTCCGTTTTTGCCGTTCTCATCGGGATGCCGAAAAGCTGAGCAAATTGCATGAGCCAGCCAAGGCCATAGATAGCAGCAAGCCAGTGCTTGGTCAGCGTCCGCAATGCCGCTGAGTGGATCGGGTGGATACCTCCTTGGCCCCATACTCCAATCAGGAACCTGTCGGGCGGGAAGTCCTCAAGCGGTCCGTTAACGGTCCCTGCTGGCGCAATCATCAAGCGGTCAACCTCGCCTCCCATTTGCGGATAAGCGAGGTATTTAGCAGGCACTGGCGCATAGCATCGCGGCGAAACAACCCCGTTTGATACCTGCCAGACGATCTCTAATACAGTGATGCCCTTGGCGTAGGCATCAATCAACGCCTTAACCATATCGATTGTCGAAAGCTCCCAATACCCCGGCCTTGGGGCGAATGATTCAAGCGCTCTCTCCACCGTTTCGTAAATCAGCAATGATCTCGGCGTCGGGTCGTCTTCGCCCTCTCGGGTCGCAGGTTTGATCTCGATGTCCAATCGTGAAACCGCACCGGAAACTTCGTTCATGTTTTTGCGAAGCCTTGGCCATGTGTCCAGCATGAGTCGGAAAAGACGATCTTGATCTTCGATCCTACCATTGCGGACGTTGCGGAGGATTCCCCGCACAATATCAGGCGTGACATTGGCGAGGTCGAAATCATTGGTTCGATAGTTTGCCGGGATTGGCCAAACGATTCCGGCCTGCTCTGATTTGGTCATGAGCTTGCGCTAATGGTTTCCAGCGCGGTCTGGCAATCAAATTGCGTTAAAGCCTCCAGCGCGAGGGGTTGCGAACTGCGAGCGAGGGGAAATCACCTTAGATTTACCGCTCCATGCGCCGTAAAGGCGGGAACCGCATGCGATGCACCCAAGCAAGGCGTCGGCCCGGTCGGGTGATTTGATGCCGTTCTTCTGCATCTTCTCCTTCGATTCACACCTCAGCTTGCCAGTGTCTGACCATTCGCTTTTCCGCGTGGTGATTTGCTCAAACGTGGTCGGGTCAATCTCTCCAAGGTTTATTCTGCCGCGCTCGATCTCACGAGCTGCAACATGCCAAACCTCGCCAATTAGGTTGGCGTATTCGTCCTTGTCGCTTGCTGCTTGGCCTCCGTGGAAGCGATTAACGTGCCATCCTTCCTCTGCCATTTGGCAGATGAAACCCGTTCCTAGTCCATCGGCGTCACCGTAGATTTGACCAGGTGCGAGTCCGTGTTCTTGGAACATCTTCACGAATTGCCGGCACGCTTGAACCGTGTCCTTTTCCACCCAAGCCTTGATAATCCGCGCCCGGTTGCCCTTTCGGATAGCTAGCACGTTTTCATCCCGCCCGGCTGCGAAGTCGCAGAATGCCACCACCTCGCCGTCCTCATCAGCTTCTGGTTGGATCGTCAGCGCCTCGCGAAGCCGTTGCGGCGATATGACAAGCCTCTCGGAATCCTCGGTAAACTCAGCCAAGTGCTTTGACCTGTAAAGAGGGTGGTCCTCTCCGTATTTGATGCGGTCAAGCTCTCTTCGCTCCTCGGGGATGTGCGGACACTCCATGGACGGCACTTTACGCGTCCAATAGAGCGATGCTGTTTTGTGGTGCGAATCGTAAAATTGACCACGAGGAGAACCTGGAGATGATACCCATAACTGGCAAATGCGCGTGCATCGGTCGAATGCCTCGAAAATAGAGTTTGGAACGGTCTTGGCCTCGTCGATGATGAGGAAAAGCGGCGCATCTGGCTCTCCATGCCATCCCTCGGCGCGTCCCGGATCGTCAGTCGAGAATCCAAGCGCGAATCCTCCTTCCGGCGTGCGGACTTCTTCGGATAGGAAATTCCAGCTTGGGAATTTGCTGCGATGCTTGCGAACCGCTGGCCATAGCTGGTTGCTGAGTTGCCGGAATGATCCAGAGGTAAAAACAACCTTGCCTTTCGGGTAGGTGTGCAAAAACCACAAAATGAGCGGCGCAACTAGCCTGTCGGTCTTGCCGCTGCCATTCGCTGCGACAACGCTGGACGGCTGGCAAAGCGCGACTGATTCCATGGCCTCGATCTGCCATACGTATGGGATCAAGCCTAGCTTTTTGACGCAAAACTCGGTTGGACTCATTTTCTGACCCGCGCGCGGGCGTCCTCGATGACTTGAGCGAGGGACGATTCTTGATCGGGCGTGAGCGCCATCGTCTCGGTCTTGATTGCCCCTCCATCCGGCCCGCTGATCTCCTGCGCGATTTTGTCGCCGTATCGTTTCGGGTCCCATTTAGCGAGGAGCTTGAGCCGGGTTTCTACTCTCAATCTCGATCGGCTAATCCACTCGCTGTTTGGTATCTCTCCGCCCTTGTCGGTCAAGATCGTATCGTTGTCGCGGTTGTCGGCAATCGCCAGTGCGTCGAGTGCTATCTGGTCAAATCCCGCTTCCCTCGCGCGCGCGATGTCAGAAGAAAGATCGTCGTCTTCCTTCATCCAATTTCTAACCGTCGTATCGCTAGGCATATTATCCGTCGAACAAATAACGGTGAGAGGCGTCCCTGCGGATAACCCCTCAATGATCCGCTTGACGATCTCGTCGGTCCGTTTCGATGGCCGGCCAATTTTGACGACTGGCTTCGCCTTCGCTGATTTCTTTTTCGGCTTCATAGGTTTCTTAGGCGTTGAATGGCTTCTAGCGTTAATTTTCCGTCAGGTCTAAGGACTCCCGGCCCAATTCTGCTTTCGATCTTCGATATTGCCTGCTGGCGGATTTCCGGCGTGATGTCGTCAACGTCGGACTCGACTTTGGAATTGTATCGGGTCGCCAGCGATACGCCAAACCTTGAAACGTCCGGCACTCTGACAACCTCGTTGGATCGGATTAGCCCCAGCCTGATTGCCTCGATCCTGCCCACGGGAACTTGGGTCATGTAGGAATTAAACCCCCATGGTCCCCACGGAACCCCGAATCCTCCGATGTCCTCGGAATTTTGTTGCAACCAAAATGCGAAGTCATCCCACCGCCTCACTTCGCCCTGTGCAGCAACGTGTTTTGCCCGTGGGTCTATGGCTCCGGGGCGACGGACGAACCTCGCAGCGGGGAATGCGTTGAGGTAGTTTTGATTCCCAACTCTAACCGCCCACGAAGAAAATTCTTGACTCTGTTCGACGTTGGTCACTAAAATCAATTTCAGACGGGCATTGGATACTAGGCTGGTTATACGCCTATCGGCGAGGTCGCTGTCCTTGGCTAGCCCCTCACTTATTAGGAGGTCAGATGCCTTCTCGCGGAAGTTCGCCAATCCGCTGCTCTTGTAGGCCACCGATTGCACTCCAGACGGACTGGTTACGGTTTCGACGGTTGCCGACTGCCAGTCAAAGAGCATGCGCCTGAACTTGTGCAAAACCTTGGCACTGGCAATGGTTGCGCTGAAAAACGCACGTTGACGGATAGCTGGCGCAAGGGATTGAAGTTCCCGCGTGGTCATGGTCGTTGGGAAGACCTTGCGCCTTACTAGCGCCTTCAATGCATCAAGAAACTTCTCCACTTAGTTCCTTCCGTGTCAGTGTTTCGCCGCTCATGACGGCTTGGATGCGGCGGGATTTCTCCTTAGCTCGCTGAGTTTTGCGGAGGTCGGCTTGATATTTTGATTCGGCCATGGCGACAAAATCCGGCGGATCATCGTCCGATTGATCGTCGTCCGCGTGATTCACAACTCCTCGGAAATCAAAGCATGGCATGCCCTTGCGCTTGTAATACGCATCACACGCCATACTCACGATCAAGCAATTTCGCATGATGTATTCGTGATCCTCCATGCAATGCATGGTTGATATTTGTCAGTCGCTGTCAACAAAACCGAATCAAACGATCATCCTCCCATATCCCCCAGAATCCTCGCCATGTCCTCCGGCGTCTGCATCCCTACATGCTCGCTCGTTTTGGTCGTCCCAAATTTCCAGTATCGGCGGCTTCCTTCCAAGCATTTGTCCCGATTGGCTCGGTAATACCTTTTACTAGCCTCACGCACCTTTTCGCGGTTGTTTTCCCGGTATCTACGCGATGCCATCTTGTTAATCTGCCGGATCTCCTCCTTGCGCTCTTCGCTGAGCTTGTCCCAATTAAGTGGCTTCATGACTCGCCTCCCATCATGCGCATAAGTTTCTCAAAGTCCTCTGGCGTTTGCTCGCGGCCTGCCATGGCCCGCAGCTCGATCGTCACTTGGTTATGAATGGCTTTGGCTTTTGATCGCCGGATCGTGGCTTGCGGCGTGGCAATTTCGCCCGCAACCCGTTTCGCATGATGCTTTTCGAGAATGACGCCCCTGTTTTTCCAGTAGCTAATCCGCGCCCTCTCTGCATTCCTTATTTTCCTCTCTTCCGGCGTCAAAATGATCCTTGGCTTCCGGTTAGGGAATTTCTTCTTAAGTTGTTCCTTATGTTTTTGCCTTCTTTTCTCTAGCAAAACCGGATCATTGTTGATTTTCTCATCCCGCTTGCGCCGGATTTCTTTGACCTTTTCAGGGTTGGCTTCCCGCCATTTGCGAGCGCGCTCCACCATTGCCTCCCGGTTTTCGCGGTAGTATTTAGCGCTCCAGTCGCGTTTAGCCTGAAGCCTTTTCTCGCGGTTGGCTTCACGGTGTTTTCGGTCCTCTTTCGCCCGCCTTGCTTTCCAAGCGGCTTTTTCCTCATCACTCATCGTTTCCCATTTCTTTGGTCTGCTCATCTTTTCTCTGTTTGATTATTTTGGTTAGTTCTTCCGCCGCTCCCATTAGTTGAAAGAATCTGTCTGCGTCGGCTTGGGTGCGGGCTTTGATGCGGTGTTTGCGCATGCGTCCCGCTATTTTAGCTCGATTTGTTTCACGGTATTTGCGCATTTGTTCAACCAATTTCTCACGGTTGGCCTCACGGTATTTGCGATCTCTTTTCGCTATTTTCTCACTGTTCTCTTCACGGTATTCGCGCTTATTTTTCGCCACTTTCTCACGGTTAGCTTCGCAGTATTTGCGCATGCGTTCCAATTGTTTCTCACGGTTGGCTTCATGCCATTTGCGTATGCGTTCCAATTCTTTATCGCGGTTGGCTTTATAACGTTTGCGAGAGTATTCCCTTTCCTTCGCTTTCCAAGCCTTCCGAGCCTCATCACTCAAAGCCTCCCAGTTCTTCGGCCTACCCATCGATCTTCCTTTCTATCGCCTGAAGCCGTTCAATGCGTGGCCTAAGCCAATCTTTCAACTGCTCCGGCGTGGCGCTTTTAAATCCCCCGTTGGCGTTATTAACCCATATCGCCATGATTAGCTCTTCCGCTAGTCTGGCTGCGTCAATCATCGCATCTCTGCGCAATTCGCTCTTAATTTGATCGCGGGCGGCCATATCAACCGCGATCTGATACTTGTTGCGCCATCCTTGTTCATGGCACGCGCACCCGGCGTGATGGGTTTCCCCACACGCCTCTTGCTCCGGCTCTTGGCTCATTTCGTTAGCTGAGTAATGATGGTCGCCAGCTCGCCAGCGGATAAAGACGCCCCTTGATTGAAAATCACGCGGCCGTTTTTGACGGTCCAAGCGGATAGATTAGTTCCAACTGGTCGCGCTTGCTCACTTCGCTGTTGCATGATGTATGCTTTCTGCTCGCCCTCGGTCCTCACGCGGTTCCCGGTAAACACCTGCGCCGCCTGCTCTTTTGTCATTTCCTTGGCCTTGACTAGCAGGACGTCCGTCCCGCCCTCGGAATGGACGATGATGGGAATCGGCTCTTCAACGTAGCGCTCTTGGAGAGAAAACGGGAGTTTTTGCAGCTTAGCAAAGCCTGGTGATGATGTTAGCAGCAACTGCGGGTGAAGCGTCTTGCGGCCCATTTCCTCAAACCTGCCAAGCACTCCAGCCGATAGCGTCGGGCATCGCTGGATGATGTAATCGTAAGCGTGCGGATCATCCTCGGTCAACTCGACCAGGATTTCCCCGGCTTTGATCCATGCGTTGATCCCTTGGTGAAACAGGTCAAGGAATTGGTCAATTCTGTCTTTTGTTAGTTCGTTTTTCATTTTGTTTTTTGGTGTGTTTATTTTATTATCTAAGAAATGATTCCGATTTTCGTAAATCGTAATAAGCTACCCACCATTTGTCCGAGCCTGGAGATTCTTGCCTCATTCGGTATCGGGCATTTTGAGCATCTTCGTTAAGTTTTTTCTTATCGTGCTGTAATGCATCAATCATAATCTTGTCTTTTGTTTTTTAATGAAAGTGGTGGCCCCGTTTCCGCCCTTGCTGATTTCCGAATTACGTTTGCGGCGCATCGGGCGGCGGGAACCATTGTGTTATTTTAGCCCTCCAAAATTTCCCGCATATGATCCGGCCCGTGGTCGTAGTCCCATCTGCCCTCGGGCGGTGTTTTTTCTTCTTCTTCCTCGTCCTCGTCGTTCATTTCGTTATTCCAACGCTGTTTCTTTTCCGCCAGATCTCCGGCCCGCCCGGCGTAGGGACGATGCATGAGGCAAACCTCGCCCGCTTCATGTCGGCAAGGATGCGCTCAAACATCCATTTTTCCTCGGGGAGAATGTAGGGGATGGTTATCGGATGGAAATCTTCCGCCTGCGCCTGTTCGATTGTGAGGATGGGAATCCCGTATCCAGTGGGGCGACTCATGGTTGCACCTCCACGAAGCGCCGGATGCGCGATTGATCGTCCATGCTTTGCAACATCGCTGCGGATACCCGGTAACCGTGCGCAACCGTGGTCACAAAGTTCTTGCTCGGTCCCGGTTGCATTTCAACCCGGCTGATCCGGTTTGCCTCATTAGTTAGCAAATCGGCTGCGGAGATTGACTCGTCTAAGATTTCTTGGCTCCGCTGAATCGTCTCGTTCATCCGTTCTTCGAGTAATGCCAGCTTTTCATATAGCGCGTCTGCTGCCGCCTGCGCGGCGCTGATCATTTTATTAAGTTCCTGAGTATTCATTTGATTTTCGATTTTTTGATGAGTTGGGTGATGGCGATAATCGCCTCCTGTGGGATCGTGGCAGTCTTGCCTGATTCCCGGTTGTAGATCGTGCCGAAGCTTACGCCAAGGCGCTCAGCGAGCTGCTTGGCGCTCAATCCGAGCATGAGCCTCGCCTGTTTGTATTGTTCTGCTGTCATAAAGTGATTACGCGCCGGGATTGGACCGACGCGCCGGGGGGATTAGGCGCGGTTGAACTCAAAAATAACAACTCCGTCGGTTTTGACAAATGTTGGCCATCCATCAGACTTTTCAATTCGAGCAATGCGTATCGCGTCTTTTTTGTTCGTGAAAAAAAGGAATCCGCTGCGGGTTTTTACTGAGTATTTTGTTGTCATTTTTTTATTTGGTTGGCCGTGGTGGCGACGGGGTGAGATTTGCAGTTGGTCGGGTGGTTGGCAATGCCTAAATTGCAGATTTTGAAATAAGCGGGGATGGAACCCGCTTGGGGGTTAGGCTAGGATAGATTCAAGCTCGTCTTGCGCGGATCTCATCTTGGTGAATTCGCTGTCATAGTCGGAAGATCCACTGTCGCCTACCGACATGAGCCATGCGATTTCCATGCGACTCTGTTTGATTTGGTTTTGAAGTTCTGAAACTCGGCTGTTGTTGTTGTTGGACATGCGCAAACCCTAGCTCCCTATTTTAGATTCTGCAATACCTAAATTGCATTTTCTCGAATTATTTTCGAGCCTTGGAAAACGTCGCCTTCCCGTCCCCTTCGGTTTCGTCCGCGCCCTCAACGAACCGGATTCGATCCCGGTCCAGCACTAGCCCGACGCGCTGCCCTCCGGCGCTGTAAAACCGATCTGCGACGATGAGCATGTGTTTATGCTGGTTGTAGGTGTCCGAGTTTTTGTCACGGTCTTGGACGATATTGACCACGGCGGCCGCGTCCTCCTCGAAAACCCGGCCGTTTTTGGTGTTCCCGTCCGCGTTGAGTTGGCTCGGCAAAATGACGGCGATTGCCAGTTCCTGCGCCAGCTCCTGGATCGAGTGGGAAACGTGCTCAACCTCGGCCATGCCCGATAGCCCTTTGGACCGGATGAGTTGCGCGTAGTCAATAGCCGCGACGCGGATCCCATTTTCCCGGTGCGCTTTCCTAACCGCAGAAACGATGGCAGAGATATCCCGGCTTGATGGTCGGCGAACGACGAGCTTGGAATCTGTCAAGCGCCTGATTGCTGGTCCCATGGATGCCATGACTCCCTTTTGCATCGTCTCGGCTCCTTGGTCCGCAGCGTAAAGTTGCGGGCTGGTAAACGCCTTTGCGGGGATGCGAGCGGCTTGGATAATCATCCGATCAACGATTTCACCCTCGGTCATCTCCATCGTCAAAAACATCGCGGCATGTCCTGCCAGCGTGGCATCAACGATGATTTGAGACGCCAAAACCGATTTTCCGCCTTTGGGGTATGCGCATAACATGTAAACCCGCCCGGGGTGTAATCCACGCAAATGCTGGTCAAGCAATGTCCCGGTTGGGATGCCCATATCGTCAGAGTGTCCCTTAACCCGTGACTCAAAAGCATCGATCCTCTCGCGCAAAATACATTTGAGGCTTGGCGCGGCCTCGTGGCCCTCCGCAACGGCTTGAATGATGGT